ATAACGATGAGCATAATTCCACGCTTATCTAAAACTGGCATCCAGTTAAGGGAGCAACTTGACGACTCGTTTCCTGACCGTAAGCGGCCAGATGGATGGGTCGCTGATGCCAGACACTATCGCGACAATCCTAAGTCTGATCACATCCCGGACGCACAGGGGTGGGTTCGTGCCTTGGATGTTTCAGTTAAGTTGGGACTGGACGCTCAAATGCATGACTTGGCAGATCAGTTACGAATCCATGCAAAGCGCGGTGACAAGCGGATTGCTTACCTCATATTTGATGGGCGAATCTGTAGTCCAGTACTCGGTTGGCGATGGAGGAAATATCGTGGAAGTAATCCTCATCGTCAGCACATGCACATAAGTTTTACGAAAAAAGGCGACAACGATGGCAGATTCTTCAATGTGCCATTACTAGGAGGCGATCTTGTCTAACTATCTCAAGCACCCAATCTTCATGGCTCTGGGCGGTTTCCTCGCTGCATGGGCTGGCTCTAACTTTGAACTCGACTATCGTGCTGTCCTATTCGCCGTCCTTGCTGGGGTGTTTGGATATGCCAAGCCTGTTAAATGACTGTCGAGGAGTGGATTGGCATCCTTGCGGCCCTAACTGCAATAGCGACCGGATTCCTAGCAGCATTGCGATGGATGGTTCGTCAGTTTGTGCAAGAGATTGGCAATCAGCTGACCCTAAGGATGGATCACTTAGAAGTTGAAATCGGCGTGTTATCCAGTAGGCAGTCGGATATCTATGCCACCATTATCTCAGGGGGTGTTCATGGCAAAGGCAACCAAGGCACAAAAGGCCGCACTACGCCGCGCAAAAGAACGCAGCGCAAAGCGCGATAAGCGTCAGCCATTAACACCAATAGATCAATGGGCTATCGCCTTCGTAGAGTTCGAGGCTGCGTTGATTCGTCATGGTTACGATCCTGACAAGGCTCGATGGGTAGCGCAAGAAACCATCGTTCCTCGTTGGCCAGTCAATGACGACATCTTCGACCCATTTGATGACGAGGAAGAGGACGAAGATTAAGCGAACTGTAGTCATCTCAGACTTACAAGTGCCTTATCATGATCCGAAAGCTGTCAAGAATGTTGCATCCTTTATCAGACGATGGAAGCCAGATCGAGTCGTCACAGTCGGCGATGAAATCGACCTGCCTCAACTGTCTCGGTGGGAACGCGGCCTTGCAGGTGAGTTCGCTGGCACATTGGATAGAGATCGGAACATCACTCAGCAGGTTCTATTTGACTTGCAGGTGTCAGACATGGTCAGAAGCAACCACACCGACCGACTTTACAACTCCATCAAAACCAGACTCCCAGCCTTAGCAGCCCTACCTGAGTTACAGTTCGAAAACTGGCTTGGCCTCAAAGACCTTGGCATCAAGTTTTGGCGCGACCCATTTCCTGTTGCTAAGGGTTGGGTTGTCCTGCATGGAGACGAGGGACAGGTATCTCAAAAGGGTGGTCAAACAGCCCTAGGATTGGCTATAAGGCACGGAAAGAGCGTGGTTTGTGGCCATACACATAGAGCAGGGCTTTCGGGCCTTACAATGGCCTCTGGAGGCGTTTTAGGGGGTATTCTGTGGGGTCTTGAGGTTGGCAATCTGATGAACTTTAAGGATGCCAAATATCTCAAGGGCGGCTCAGGGAACTGGCAGCAGGGTTTTGGCCTGATCTACGAGCGCAAGGGCCAAGTTACCCCGGTATTCGTGCCAATCGAGCGTGACGGCAGCTTCATAGTTGAGGGCAAGGTTTATGGTTAATGACCTCATTCCCCTATACCGAGACACCGACACCCTGATTGACGCATGGGATTCGGCTTCTGATTTCGTTATGAAATCGTTATCAAAACCTACTGCTAAATAGCTCAGCATAGGCGTAGTCTCCGTCACATCAGGGAAGCAAAGTACCTGATGGAAACGGATACATCATGATAAAAAATGATGACGATGTGGTTCAAAAGCATTTAACGAACTCACAAGCAAGAATAAATCGAGCAATCAAATATCTTTTGAGTGACGAGCAATCCGTAAAATCAACCGATCGTAGATTGGCTCTAAAATATATTGATGACGCTATGTCTAATCTGGAAAATGCTAAAGATCGTTTAACTCGCGACTGGATTCAAGCGAAATGACGGCCGTTGGGTTTGATCCATTGGCGATTTACTGGATTGCAGCTTTAATAGGCTTGTTTAGCCTCTGGTGTATTTATGTAGTCATTAGCGAAAGGGAGTATTGGCGTGGATTCAAAGCAGGAAAACGAGTCGCAAGCACCGAAAACAGCAGGAGAGTTAATCGATGAATCACGCAGAATCATCGCAACTCGAGGTGCAATATATGGACATTACTTCTACACAATGGACAGAACTGCTCGAATGCGGAGTGCTATGTCTGGATTTCCAGAAACGCGTCACAAGGTGGCGATTGACTACGCCTTGGGCAAACTTGCCCGGATTGCCGAGACGGAGGGACTTAGAAACCGCGACAGTTACATCGACGCTTTATGCTACATCGCCATTGCTTACGAGATGGCAGTCGCCGATCCATACGACTACTACGATGACGATCAGAGCTAATCACAGGCCCGATGTTTGGTGTGATATCTGCAAACTGCGCTGGGGGATGATTCGCTCAGGCGTATGGCATCCCAAGGCGATGAATACGGCGCGGTGGATTGTTAAGTCTGAGACTAAGGCTAGGCTTGACTTTGAAAGAGCCTACTGCTTGGAGTGTGCTAAAGAGGCACAAACCATGCCAGATGGCACAATATGGACATTTAGAGAGCAGTTGAACTACGCGCTCGGAAAGCAGGAAATAGATGGGCTGGAACTTGGATGACTATGAAACTGTCGATTCGAGAATCCATAAGTTTTGGGATTCGTACCCTATGGGCAGAATCGAGACTGAGTTACTATCGCACGAAAGAGATCGCTTTATTGTCTGCGCTCGCCTTTACCGGACGGATGTTGATGCGCTGGCATTCGCAACAGGCCATGCTGAAGAGCTGGTTTCGGATCGAGGCGTTAATAGCACTTCGGCTCTCGAAAACGCGGAAACTTCGGCAATCGGCCGCGCTCTCGCTTCGGCTGGATTATCTGCTAAGGGTAAGCGACCTAGTCGAGAGGAAATGGCAAAAGTCAAATCTTTCGACACACCCTTGGTGAAGCATCCATTTGATGGTGAAAAGCCAATCCCGAATGAGCCTGAGACAATCAACTGGGATGATGAGTCGAAAGCATTTCACGCTGATGGCGATTTTATGCAAGTTCTCAAAGACTCATTAGGCGCAGAACCAATCAGTTATCAATGCAAGCATGGTGAGCGTGTCTATAAGTCAGGCACATCAAAGGCTACAGGCAAGCCTTGGGCGCATTGGGCATGTATTGAGAAGCTGAAGTCCGAGCAATGCGAGCCTTTGTGGGGCAAGTTGTCAGATGGTAAATGGCTATTTGAGCTCAAAGCCGTGAATCATGGATGAAGCGTTCATGGATAACTTGGCCTACTCAGGCCACGCGAGACTCAATAACACGCATCCTGTGGAGTGTGTTTATTGTGGCAATGTGGTTCTTGCTGGTGGCGCACTCAAGCGCATGATGAGCGAGGATGGGTTGGACTATGACTGGGTCTGCCCACCCTGCTATGAACAGAACAGATGTGATTTATGAGTAGAAAAGCGAGAGGAAGGCGAAGTGAAATACTTTTGGCCGAATATCTGCACTCTAACGGGTTTGTCGTTTATCCAGCGAACTCGGGTGCTGCTGGTTCTGACATTGTTGGCATGGAAGGAGTGGATTGGGAGTGTAAAGCCAGAAGAGGCTTTGATCCTGCAGGTGTTCTCAAACAACTGGCAAGACGATCCAGAGCCACAGGACTGGGAGTTGGGGTAATGAGACTCAACGGACAGGGTGAAGCCAGTATGGACGATTGGTGTGGCATCATCCGATTGGCAGACTTGGTCTATCTATTGAAAGCGAGTGGCTATGGCCAGAGATGAGAATGTAAGTCGATGCCTTATGTGTGGGGTTTATGTATATTCAAGGGAACTGTGTCTTAAATGCTATCCAAAGGAGTCTGCAGCATGATCCAGCACAAGCATGTCATTATTAACGCAAAGGTTAAGAAGCCAATCAAAGAGCTGCATGTGGCAGAGCGATTCCTCAATGACTTGGTAACCACAATCAAGATGAAGCCTCTCATTAGGCCAATCTGCCGTTATGTAGAGACTGAGGGCAATCGAGGCATGACGGGAGCCATCCTGATTGAGACTAGCCATATCGCATTCCATGTCTGGGATGAGGAAAAGCCAGCGAAGCTAAGGTTTGACCTGTACACATGCGGTGAAATGAATGAGAAGCTCGTCCTCAAGTTTGTCCACAGGCAGTTCGATATTGTGGATGGAGACTGGTTATTGCTTGATCGTGAGGTTGGTAATGTCATTATCGCAGAAGGTAAGTTATGACGACACGCCGTCTGACCTGCGGTTTTGTTCATCGACTTGACAACCATGCTACACTTAGCGGCATCTGCCGGGGGACAGAGCCCCAAGGCCGAGGCCGAGTGTTGGGGAGGCCTCTATTCATAGGCTTGTTAGCCTTATTCATCTCTTTGCCTTTTGCATCTACCAGTTATGCTTGGAAGAACCATGAGATGAATCTCAAGCTCTATGCACACAACCACATAAATGATTGGGATCAGTTCATTTGCTTTATTGATTTAATCGAGGTTGAAAGCTCATGGAACTACAAAGCCAAGAATGGTTCGCATTACGGCTTAGGCCAGATGAAATCTACTTGGTATAAAGACCTCACACCCAGACAACAGATAAAGGCACATCTACGATATATAGATCACCGATATGATGGTAAGCCATGTAAAGCGTATAAGCATTGGGCTAAGTATGGTTGGCATTAATGGCTAAGGAATCAGACGAGACAATAG